GAAGCACGGACGGGAGCTTTAGCCAGGTATCGATTGGGGCCTTCCAGTACCAATCGGGCCGGGCAAACCAGCAGATCCCCGCCGGAAAGCAGGAACATCGATTGGCTCCAGCAACGCTGGCCTATTTGGAGCCTACTGGCCTGCTTTATCGGGGAGTGGGCATTTATGGCTGTTAAACCGATCCCCAAACGCCTATTAATCCATTCGGTTGATTACCGTGAATATATCCAGGACGACCGCTGGGGTGATCGGTATGCTGATCCCATCACTCTCCGATTTGTCCGGGTGGAGCCTGCAACCGCTTTGAATCGGGACGCAACCAAAGAGGAAATCCCAGCCCGGGCCATTCTGTTCCTGGACAGGGTTTTTACCCGACCTTTTGTGGAGCCGAAAGAAAAGTCCAAAGTAGTATTTGATGGCCACGAATACGAAATCCATGAGGTGAAGGCCCTTTATGCTTTCGGGCCTGATGTCCACCACTTCGAGGTGGTGTTAGTATGAGTGTTCGGGTGCGAATTGAGACAAAGCAGATAAAACCAAAAGTGAAAAAAGCGGTTGAACAGGCCCAGCGGGTGGTGGACAGCCAAGTATTGAAAGACTCCAACCGGTATGCCCCAATGGATACCGGAAACTTGATCAATAGCAGTCTTCGGGCTTCCCAAATAGGCCAAGGCCGCCTTGTGTGGGATACCCCCTATGCAAGACGGCTTTACTATAACCCCCAATACAACTTTTCAAAGGCCCGAAATCCACAGGCTGGTGGCCTTTGGTTCGAAAGGGCCAAATCACGGCATAGTCGAGAATGGGCTGAGGTTGCCAGGAAGGCCATCAGGGGGAAATTGTGATGGATTTTCTGGATAAGATTGTGGATCACATNGAAACAAACCTTGGGTTGTATTCTCCCATNCGAATTGGGATTTTAGGGCCGCAAAACAGTATTGCCATTCGGCCCACTCCTGGTTCCCTTCCTGATGGATACTTGAATGGGGACCGGATTAGAGGGTTTTCGTTTCAAATCCTCACCCAACACGAAAATCCCCACACGGCTTATACCACCCTGGAGGAAATCACCGATTTGTTGGACGCCATGGATGTGGCCATCCAGGGGGATGGATACACCATGATTTCTTGTGCGGTTTATACTGCACCGAATTTTGTTGAAGTCACTCCGCAAGGATACCACATTTATACGGCCTTGTTTGAAGCGGAGTTGTTAAAGGAGGTTGGGGCAAATGGCTGATGAAGGGTTGCTCGTACAATCCAAACATCTGTTTGAAATCAACATTAATCCTGGCGGCACCACGCCGGAATGGGCAAGATTGGCCAAGGGGTTCAACTCCTTTGAGCCGTCCACCAACGAAGAGACCGACCAGACCAATTACCTGGATGGGGAAGGGTTTGGAACTACCACTGTGATGGGAGCGCAATTGACCTTGACTTTCACCGGACACAGATATTATGGTGATCCGGCCCAAGACTGGATTTTCTCTAGAAGGATGACGATTGGTACTGACCGCGAAACGGAATTTCGTTGGACCCAGCCCAATGGGGATGTCATTGAAGGCCCTTGCACCATTGCTGAAATTACTGGACCCAGTGGTGAAGCCAACGCTAAAGGGGAAATCAGCGTGTCAATCCATCTGAATGGAAAACCGGAATATACCCCTGGGGATGGTAGCGGGGGCGGTGGTGATGTCGAAGGTTGATCGGAGGCGGGGATTTCCCCGCCTTCCCCTCTTTTAGGGAGGGCCAAAAATGAAATTGACTGATCGGTTTGATGATGTCATTGAATACAAAGGCCGGGAAATCCGGCTTAACTTGTCTTTTGATGTGGTCCTTCGTTCTTTTGAGTTGGTAAAGGACCCCCATTTCACTGATGCTGAAAAGATCGAACTGCTGATCCATATGTTTGTGGCAAACCCTGAATCTGTAGTGGATTTAGGGCCGCAGGAAAAAGGATTAATTGTCAAAACGATATTTGATCACTTCATCAATGACGGGGACGAACCAAGCGGCGAAAAACCCTTATATGACCTGGAGAAGGACGCGGAATATATCTACGCTTCCTTCATGTATGACTATGGAATTGATTTAATTGAAGCCCAAGGCAAATTGCATTGGAAAAAGTTTAAGGCCCTGCTCGTGGGCCTCAGCGATGACAGCATGTTTAAACGAGTGATAGCCATTCGAGCGGCTGAGATTCCGCCGCCGAACAGATATAACCAGAAAGAGCGGCGGCAGTTGATCGAATTGAAACGGGCCTTCAGTTTAGACCGGGTTGAAACGGTTGAGGACATTGACAAGCGGTTCGATGAATTGGCCGTGATAATGAAAAATTGGGCCAAAGGGGGAAATAAACATGGCAATCCGAATCGAAGAGAAAAAGGCGGAAATCCCTGTTGAGATCGGAGAACTTAAATTTTCCTTTAAAGTCACTGATGATGCGGTTTTGGACTTCAGAAAGAACAGCCTGGCCGTGATGGAAGAATTGAAGGGCCTTCAAATAAAACCAGATGAAGAAGATGAAACCATCATGGAAAAGGTGAAAGAGGTACTCCAAAAGGGGTTTGACACGATTTTGGGTGAGGGGGCATTTGAAAAGATTTATGACATGACACCCTCCGTGTTTTTGCTTATGAGGTATTTTGAACAGTTGGCCACTGGCCTGGCCGAGGAACTGAAAAACATGGGCGCTTTGGAAGTATTGAATCAAAGAGCGGAAAATTATCTCCGGAAAAAGTAGTTTTCGGGTTTCCTGGCCGCCGTCTTGAAAGGCAGGTGAGATAATTGGCAGATGGCAAAGTAATTATCGACGTTGAATTGAATGAAGGAAAAGCCGTTCGGGGCGTTGATAATGTCAACCGGAGATTAAGCACCATTGTTTCGTCTGGTCGCCGGGCGGCGGCAGGGATTCGGGATATGGTCACGGCCCTGGGCTTGACAGCGGCGGCGTCCAAAGCCATCAACATGGTATCGAACGCCCTTGACGGGGCCATTTCCAGATATGACACCCTAAAAGGTTTCCCCGCCGTCATGGAGCAAATCGGATTCAGTACCGAAGAATCCAGAAAAGCCATCCAGCGCCTTTCTGATGGCGTCCAGGGCCTTCCTACTACCCTGGACAGTGTGGCCAAGACGACCCAGCGGATCGCCACCATGACCGGGGATCTGGAAGGGGCAGTAGAAACAACCCTTGCTTTGAACAATGCCTTCATCGCTTCAGGGGCCAGTGTGGCGGACGCGGAACGGGGATTGGAACAATACATCCAGATGTTGGCCAAGGGCGAAGTCGATTTGCAATCCTGGCGTACCCTCCAAGAGACAATGGGGGTGGCCCTGAACGATGTGGCCAAAGCGTTCGGCTTCGCTGGAAAATCCGCTCAAAATGATCTATACGAAGCCTTGAAAAGCGGCGAGATCACTTTTGAGGAGTTTAACGCTAAGCTGATTGAACTTAGTAACCAAACCGGGGGTTTCGCCGACAGGGCGCGGACGGCGGCAGGCGGTATCAGAACGGCCTGGACCAACATGAATACCGCCGTTGTTAGGGGAGTCACTAATATTTTGGAAGCCATTGACGAAGTATTGGCCGATACTCCCCTTCAAAGCATTGAAAACGTCATTAAAAACATCGGGGATGCCTTTTTTAATGGATTGGATGGAGTGGCTCAGTTCATCAAGGGCCTGAAGGATAGTATGGGTGAAGTCAATTCATTTGGGGACTTNATCCAAGGACTGTTTCAGGCCATTGCCGAAAACGTACCCTCAATTCTCCAAGGTATTCTTAATAAATTCGCTGAGTATTACCCTAAATGGGTAGAAACCGGATTAACCAATGGCCAAAAATTGCTGGAAGGGTTGCTCCAGGCCATCCCTCAGTTGTTGGAAACCATTCAACAATTCATTCAGCGTTTTGTTCAAGTCTTTATGGAGAATTTGCCGTCAATCAGTGAAACCGGGATGCAGTTTATTACTGCATTGATTGATGGCATTGTTTTGATGCTTCCTCAACTCATTGAAATGGCCGGACAGCTTATTTCTTCATTGATAGAAACTATCGGCGCTTTGCTTCCCCTTCTTATTGAAACGGGGATTCAAGTATTAATTAAGTTGGTTGAGGGAATCATCAACGCCCTGCCGTCGCTGGTACAAGCCGCAGTGCAAATCATTGATACGGCGGTTCAGGTGATTTTGGAGAATCTGCCAAAGATTCTTCAAGCAGGGATTGACTTGTTGTTCGCCCTTGTGGACGGGATTATTAATAATCTGCCCGCATTGATCCAAGCGGCCATTGAATTGATCGTAAGATTGGTAGCAACTCTTATTAAAAACTTGCCCAAAATCATTCAGGCCGGTATTGAGATTCTTCTTGCCTTAATAGACGGGTTGATTAGAACCATCCCCACACTGGTGGGTGCAATCCCCAAAATTGTAAACGCCATTTTCAAGGCGTTCGCCAAAGTTGATTGGAAAAAAATCGGGAAAGACATCATCAACGGGTTGATAAAAGGGCTTACTTCCTTGGCATCTAGCGTATGGCGAAAGGCCCAGGAAATAGCCAATGGTATAAAACGGCGGATTAGTGAAGCCCTAAAAATTGGTTCCCCGTCAAGGGTTATGATCGAAATCGGGGAGTTTACGGGTGAAGGCTTGGCCATCGGGTTGGATCGAACCGTTCAGGATGTCATGCGAAAAGCCCAATCGCTGGCCCAGGCGGCGGTTCCCGAAATCCAACCGCTTTCCATTCAGCCGACCGTGGGGGGCATGGCCGTGGCCGGAACAGGCGGCGGGGCAATCGGAGATATCTATATTCGCGATAACGTTTTCCACATCCGAGAGGAAGCCGATATCGTGAAGGTTTCCCGTCAGTTGTTTAAGATGGCTTTGGAACAATCCCGCGGGCCGGGGGTGAGGTTATAATGTTCAACTTCAACGGAAAAAGCGCCAAAGACTTTCCCTGGTTACGAGTAAAAAGCATAACCGGAAGCATCTTGCCCCCGCTCCAACGGCGGTATATCACCGTCCCCAGTAAACCGGGGGCTTATCATGCAGGGCGGGATGTGGGGATTCGTCAGGAACGGATTACAATTAAAGTGAACGGCGGAACCATGGAACAATTGATGGAGCGCCGGAGAATCCTGGCCGAATGGTTGGATACAGAGCAAAGCGCTCCATTTTTCTATGACCATGAACCGCATCGAATTTATAGGGCGGTTCTTTCTGGGGAAACCAACCTCGATCAAATCCTCTATTATGGCGAAGCAGAGCTAATTTTTGAAATGCCGGACCCCTATGCCGAATCCAGAGACAAGAAAACCGCTTTGCTTCAGGGAACGGCAGTACGCAAACTTTTTACCGATTTCAGCGAAGAAGGAACCTTGATTGACCTGGTGGCCGATGAAAACGGCATGCGATTGGCCAAAGAAGGACAAGACTTTATCGTGGGAACAGATACCAATTGGGAGGAAGGGACCCATAACAACACGGTTGAAGTGGACAACGAATATTTGCAGTTAAAGAAGGGGCCAGACATTGAACGAATTTATCCGGATCAAATTGATTGGGATGATCCGGAAAACGTTCAGNATGGGATGGGCAATTTGGCTGATTACTTGGGGCTTATTGACCTGCCAGAATGGAATTTCATTGACTACATGCGGAACTAT